AGCTTGGCCTAAACAGATTTAAGAATGGTTTCATCGTAGATCCTTTCAACGATCTTACCGTTGCTGATGTATCGGACCCATTCTTCAAAGCAGCAGTACCTTTTAATCAAAAGATATTGACACCTGCCTTGAAAACATTTCCAATTGATTTGGTTTATAAAACAAGCTCTGGTGCTTCTATTTTCCCGGCACCAAGTAATCCCAAGGCAGCAACTCTGGGTAGAGATGCTAGTGTAGAAATTCTTTCTCAAACTTATGCAACTGGATTTAGAAACTGCGTAAGTAATGCTTACAGTTACAGAGGTGTTGGTGAAATTTCACCTCCATACGATGCGGCGTATGATACTACAGTGAATCCAGCAGAAATCAATATTGATATGACCGCTGCATTCACGGATTTCGTCGATAATCTCCAAGAGTTTATTCCTCTTACCGATGTGACCACAGAAAGAGTTGTGGGGCCGTTAGAGACTTGGAATGATGTCGGACCTGGTTGGGCTCCCCCAAGAATGGCTAATTGGGGTAACTGGGGTGATTTCCAATTCCCAGGTGCTGGAAACACATTCACCCAGAGAATTGAAACGACAACCAGAAGCATCGAATTGAATCAAGCTGCACAAGTTCAGAATATTCAGGTTGGAGAATTCGTACGGAATTTCAATTTTGAACCTTATATGGCTGGCCGAGACGTTAAGATTTATATGTCGGGTTTGAGACCAGATGCAAGACACTGGTTCTTCTTTGATGGAGTAGATGTTAATCCTCATGTGTTCCCAGGTACAGAAGCAGACAGAGCACAAGACGTGGAGAGAACAAAAGCCGGTGGTGTTGAGGTTACCACAGATTCTAATGGCGTATTAAGAGCGGTCTTTGCTATTCCACCAGAGACGTTCTTCGTCGGTGATCGTGTCCTTGAAATTGTAGATGTCGACACATATGATCAGATAGATTCTGCTGCAATTTCGAAAGGATTTGTCACATATCGAGCCTATAACTTCTCCGTAGAAAAGACCTCTGTCGGTGTATCTACAAGAGCACCAGATTTCGATATCAACACATCATCTTCTTTCAGAAATGTGGTAAGACGTATTCCTGCTGGAGATCCTCTTGCTCAAACATTCTTTATTAAGAAAGGTATGGGTCAAGGTAGTAACAGCATATACATTTCCAATATTGACTTGTTCTTTAAGCGTAAGAGTACAACCAATGGAGTTACTGTTGAACTGAGAGAGGTGGTCAACGGCTATCCTTCTGGTCAAGTTCTTCCATTCGGAAAGGTCCATAAGTTACCTGGTGATGTAAATGTGTCAGACGATGCTTCTGTAGCAACAACATTCTCATTTGATGCACCCGTGAGAATGGATGTTGAAAAAGAATATGCAGTATCAATTAAACCTGATGCTCAAGATCCTAATTATTTGGCATTCATCTCTCAAGTCGGTGGTGTTGATTTGACACCAGGTGATACCCAAGGATCTGCAATTGTTCAAGACTGGGGTGACGGTGTTCTCTTCAGTTCTACTAATAACAGTGCTTGGAGATCTTATCAAGACGAAGATCTGAAATTCACTCTGCGTAGACATAATTTTAATCAGTCTACCGGTAGTGTAACACTCACAAATAATAAGAATGAATTCTTTACACTATCCGGTGGTAATGGCAGATTCAAGTTGGGAGAAAAAATCTATCAGACAAAGTCGAGAGATTCAGCAACAACCGGTAACCTTGGACTTTCTGATTCAGGTGGTGCAAGAGTTACACTAACTGGTACAGCACTTGATCAAACCTATTTCGATGGTGATTATATTATCCTAGAGGTAGGAGGTGATAAAGACATCTTTAGAGTTGAGAGTGTACCTGGAGCCACTTCCATCATTGTGAACAAACCAGTAAACCTTGGTGCAGGGCCGACATTTATAGATACTGGAATTCAACACTCTCCGGTGGTTGTGGGTGAGATTTCTTTCTGGGATCGTAATGATCCTACCAAGATGCATCTAGAGGCAAGCACTGCTAATTCTACACGATTCTTTACCACTGGTACCATCAACGGCTTGGATAGTGGATTTACTGCAACAATCGATTCGGTAGATAATATTAATCTAAGTTATTTCCAGCCCATGATAATGAAGGCTTCTGATTCATCATCTAAGACCAGTGGCTTCGGAACATTCAACCCTTATGATGATGGTAGTACAACTTATTCGATGCCGATTAGATTCAATGATAATAACCACTTCAATGTAAGAGGTACTATATTATCAAGTGCAAGTAATATTGTAACGAATCCAAACAGTACTGCTGAGTTTTCATTGACTATAGAGATGGAAAATTCGGGTGATGTTACTTCCACACCTTTCGTAGATGTGGAAGTTTCGAAAATGATTGCATATCAATATCAATTAAAAGATACAAGTGCACCGGGTTACAGCCCTCTTTCCAACCCGACCTCGATGTATATTTCAAAAGTAATCGAATTAGCACCAGAACTGGATGCTGAAGATATTTACGTAGCAACAACGGAATATAGACCACCTGGTTCCACAGTCAAAGTTTATATGAGAGCACAAAATCAATATGACAGCCAATCATTCAAAGAAGTACCTTGGGTAGAACTTGAATGCTTTGAAGGTTCCGATGTAAATTCTTCTATATCCGATATTAATGATTATAGGGAATTTGGCTACAGGCTTCCAGAAAATTATTCGGGGTTGTATCAATATGCAAGCAATGCCGGACTTAAGAATTTTTCTGGGTTCCGTAGATTTGCTATAAAAATTGAATTGATTTCACCAAACGTACATACTGCACCGACATTAAGGGATTATAGGGCGATTGCAGTTACATAAGGCTTTTAAATTATGCAAAATAGAAGAGATTCCGAAACACAAGCAGTTTTGAATACAGATGCACATGCTTTTAATAAATACAAAAGGGAAAGAGAATACTATCGAAAAGTCACTCAAATGGAAAAAGACATTGTTGAAATTAGAACTTGTCTGGTATCTATTTGTCAACGTATGGAAAAATTAGAAAGTAGATAACAATGGCCAGAAATATAGTAAATATCGAAACTACACAGACGTTTCAGAATTGGTTAGATAAGACCAATGAAATGGCCGCGGCATTCCGTACCAACGCGGTAACAGCATCACCGACCGGAGATACAACTGCAGGTAATGCTACTCTTCAAGGAATCTTTAGTGCAGAAAGTTTGGTTGCAACTAGCGGGGCATTATCTGCGGATGAAATCAGATCTGCTACTGCAAATGAAACAATTGAATTTACCTCCGTTGTTGATTTTAATTCCGGCGATCAAGTCACTGCTATTTTCACCAATAATAATGGTGGCAGAACTCGATATACAGATACGACCATTGCTTGGGACGTAGGTCTTAAGGACAGCGGTGGTAATTTTATCATCGATACTGGCTCCGCACCAATCAAGTTCGAACTGACTACTGCTGGTGTTCTTTCAGTACCTGTATTCCGATCAGATAATTATCAGAATGCTGATGGGTCTCCATTCGAGCCAGGTACAACCATTAACGAATTATCTGATATCGGTGATGTATCAACCACGACACCTGCGAATGGTCAAGTACTCAAGTGGGATGGATCTGAATGGGCACCGGCAAATGATTTGGTCGGTACTGCTACAAGTGGTATTCAAAATGTTGTTGAAGATTCTACCCCTCAGTTGGGTGGTAATCTAGACCTGAATGGCAGAAGTATTGTAGGTTCGGGTGCCATGCAGATTACCGGTAATATTATCACCACCGGTGGTGTCCTGAGAGCCGACGGTACCGGAACTCACACTATAGGTGGTGCGATGAATGTGGGTGATACGGTTACGGTCACAGGAGATGTACATGCGACAGGTAACGTAAGATCAGCCCACAGCACATCAGATATTCGTTTAAAAGAAAATTTAATAAGAATTCACAGTCCTTTAGATAAGGTAATGAGCCTTAATGGATATACCTTCAATTATAAGAACAACGAAGAAAGATCTGCTGGTCTTATCGCGCAAGAGGTTGAGAAGGTATTGCCTGAAGTTGTTTATGAATTTGAAGAAGAGGGTACCCAGTATAAAGCCCTACGCTATGAGAATATGGTATCGCTTTTAGTTGAAGCAATTAAAGAATTAAAAGAAGAGATTGAAGAGTTAAAATCTGGGCGCAATTAATTTGGTTTGAATAAATATACCATTGATATGTATCCGTCTAAATATAAGAAGAAAAAGGGTAAAGACTAAATGTCTAAGATTTCAGAACTCGGGCCGATTACAGGTGCCAATACTAGGTCAGAAGACTTATTTGTTATCGTAAACCTAGTACAGGGCGACGACGGTACTAAAAATATTACTCGAAAAGAGCTCGTAGAAGCACTACAGTACGAGATTTTCAGTAGAATCCGAATCACTGGTGAATCGATCACCACTACCTTCATTTCGAACTCGGATCTTGACAACGTTAGAATCGATAATTCTACGATGGAAGATTCCGATATTTCTCGTAGTGATTTCAATAACGGTACACTCAGAAATTCATCTGGTGACAATCTTGTAATCATCAACTCTCAATTCAATGACGGTACTGCTGATAACATCGTTATTACAAATTCCCAATTCAATCAAGGGGATATGGAAGATGTTGATGGCGATAATGTTCGCTTAATCAATTCGACGATTGATGACAGTGCCATCAGTGATTCAACTGCCAATAACATTAGCATCACAGATTCTACATTTAATAATGGTGCTCTATCTAACAGTACAGCAAATAATTTAGCCATTACCGCATCTACATTCGATAATGGTGAATTAACTAACAGCACTGGTGATAACCTAGACATCACAAATTCTAATTTCGAAAATGGTACCATTGCCAATACTCAAATCGAAACCTCGGTATTCCAGAATGGTGTTGTTAGAGATTCAGATCTTATTAATGTTGATATTACTGACTCGACATTTGATAATGGTGACCTAACAAATTCATCCGGCGACAATCTGACGATTGTAAATTCTGATTTCTCCGATGGTACTGGTAATAATAATGTCTTTACCAATACCACAGTAGATAGAAGTTTAATTACAAATTCTGAAATTGCAAACACATCATTCACAGGTACGATGGATGGTGTAGTTGCTACTAACATGACCATTACCAGTTCTACTGCTGATGGTTTCAGCCAGAAGAATTCTACATTCGAAGACGGTGGTATTGACCGTTCGACTTTCGAAAATGGTGTTATCGACAAATCTAAGCTTGTTGATTTCGATATGGAGATCAACGATGAGTTCGAACCACATATCGACGAGAACAGCTGGTTTGCACTCAAGAATGAAAAGACTGGAGAGGTTGAGAGAATTACCTATGCTCAATTCTTCAGCGAGATTTCGAAGACCACTGAATCCGACCTGAAGATTTATGTGGATGCTGCAAAGGGTGATGATGATAATCCCGGCACGGTACTTCAACCAATCAGAACTCTTGAACGTGCTTCTGAATTGGCAAAAGAAAAGGCTGGTGGTTCTTTCGACCGAAATGCGATCAACAACGCCATTCATATCACGGTAGGCCCGGGTACATATTACACGAAAGGTAACATTGCATTACCAGATGATTGTGCCATGACCTCTACTGCTGGTCAGTATGCTACAGTAATCGAGGCTTTGCCAGGATATGAACAGAACAACGCAATTCTTGTCGGTTCTGGTAACTACGTACAGGGTTTCGCATTCCAGAATTGGAAGATCGATAACTTCGATTTCCCAGAAGGTGGCTTTGCTTGTGCTTATAGACCCGGTGCTAAACTACTCCGATCTCCATATATCAGAGACAGCTCCCAGTTGTCTAACTTCCTACGAGAAGACGTAGAACCACCACTCCAGCCGTTCAATACCAAGGGCAATGTACTTGACCTCGGTAGAGAGTTTATTCTGGAAGTCGGCCATACAGGTGCCTTCTTACAAGACGACGAGATTACATTCTCCAGTGGTGCGAAAGGCTATATCTCATGGGATGATACAAATGATGCAGATGCTGGTTTAACCCCAGACCTTGCTACAAACCGAAAAATCTTCGTCCGTAACCTGAAAAATAATAAAGGTTTTGCTGTAGGCGATACGGTTCGTTCTGAATCTGGTGGTCTTGGTGTTATTCAAGAAATTGGCATCGATAACTTCCCGAACCCACTTGTCGGTAGAGGTGGTGGATGTATGTTGGCAGATAGAAGAGTCCTAGACCCCGACTCTCTCTACACATATGTTCTCTGCTTTGGTTTTACCCCTCGTTCTCAAAACGGTATGGGTTATGTAGCAAGAGACGGTGCTGGTGTTAACGGAATTGGTTCTCTGTCTATCTTCGTTCGGGTGGCATTCTATGCTCTGAACGGTGGGCAGATGACTCTGAACAACTCTGGTACTCAGTTCGGTGATATCTCAATGAGAGCAAAAGGTAGTACCAAGATCTTTGCTCCGAAAGACACCACAGCCAATATGCTTGGTAACAGTGCCTTTGCAGATGTAATTACAGATAACGAAGATTTGATCATACAAGATATGGTCGAATACCTCACAGCAAATACAGCATCTGGTGGTCTTGGTTATACTGGCTACGATGCTGCTAAGTGTGAAAGAGATTCTAAAATTATCATTGATGGTCTTGGATATGATATGTCGCTCGACACCAACTACTGGGGTCGACTTGCAGGCATTACATATCGTTCACCCATTTCTAGTAAGGTTGTTGGTGAACAGCTCGAAGCAACACTTGGAGCTAACAGATATTTGCAAGACAGAATCAATGATGTATTCCAAGGTTCAAACACGGAAATCTTTACAAGAGCAAACACCTCTTGGAATGAACTCTACAATGTAGTAGAATACGGTGAAGAGAATATGAATCCAATCATATTCGCTGACACTGGTAATTCTGCTAGAACATCTGCAAGAGAAATCATTCAAGACAATAGATCGTTTATCCAAGACGAATTGCTCGACTGGATCGATGACAATGACCAATTCTACGCTTATGATAGCGTCAAGTGCCGAAGAGACACAACAGAATATATTCTTCCAGCAGTAAAATATGATATGCTACTCGACACCAACTACAACTCGGTGAGAGCAGGTGGTGCATATTACATGAAGTCTGCTGAGAAGGTTGTCGGCCAACAAAGAAATGAAACGATTGCAGCATATAAGAGACTGAAAGAACAGACCAATGAGTTGATTGATGCTAATTCTTTCATTGGAACAACGCGTGTTGATGAAGGTTTTGATGAGATCATTGCTGCCCTTGATAACCGAGGCACATTATATACACCTACAGATGCGACATATGACCCAGATACTGGTCTCATGGTTGCAACAATCGGTGCTCATACACTCACCGTTGGAAGAAAGATTCTTATCGGTGAAGGTGGAATCACATTTAGTTGCGGCACAGATGGTAACGTAACTCAAATTTCTCACCCAAGACCAACAGATCCTGCATTCAACAGCCCGTTGGAAATCTTGGCCGTTACAGCAACCACGATTACAGTTGACGTTGGAACATCTTTCTATAAAGGTGTACACACATTCGTATCGGCACTAGATAACTCAATCATCGAATTGGGCTCTGAAATTACTTTCTCAGACGATGCAGCAATCCCTGCTGACAGACGTAATGCAAGAAAGCAACTGCAGGCTAACAGAGGTTTCTTGCAGGATATGGTTATAGGATATATCGACAATAACTATTTCCTATACGACTCTGAAAAGTGTGAGCGTGATATGACTCAATACATTCTACCTGCGGTAGAAAGAGACGTTATCACTGGATCCAATTTCAATGCTCGTCAAACAGGTATTGCTTACAGAGCCGGCACGATGGGTGCCGAGACAGTGGTCAGACAGCAATTACCAGAGACTGTTGGCGCAATCGAACATCTGAAAGGTTTAACCACTGCTGGGGTAAATGATCCAGCTGCATCTCACAGAGCAGAAGAATCGTTTAATCAGATTATTGATATTGTTAATAGCAATGGTAAGACATATACTCCTACGTCTGGAACAACATATGATCCTGATACTGGTCAAATGATATTAGAGATTGGCTCTCATGATCTGCAAGAAGGTCAATCTATTATCATTGCAGACGAGAGTGTTACCTTTACCTGTGCACTAGATTCTAATGTGACGCAACATTCTTACCCACAGAAAGGTCATCCTGCATATAGAACTCCCGTAACAATTAACAAGGTTACAGCGACCACTATATCCGTCAATGTTGGTGGATATGAGAATGGTACGGTTCACACATTTGTAAGTGCAACTGCTGATTGTATTAAGGCTGGTTCTTATATCAGTACATATACTCCATCTGATGCTCAATACGATCCAACTAATGGCGTAATGGTTGCAGTTATAGGCAAACACAATTTGGTCAAGGGAGATTACATTCAATTCAAACCTTTGAGTATTACGTTTGAATGTAACGGAGATCAGATTACACACCCAAGACCTACTGATCCATTCTATAATAAGCAAATTAAAGTTGATGCAGTAACAGCAACATCGATCACAATGAATGTTGGTGATGCTGGTGGTTATACGGGTGCCCATACATTTGTAAGTGCAGAAGTTGGTGCGATCGAAGCAGATCCTATCATTTGGACAGATCCTGCAACATATCTGGATTACTATACACCGACGGATGCGACATATGATCCTAGTACGGGTATCAGTACGGTCACATTACCAGGTCATGATATTGAAATTGGTGATTATGTTGAATTTGCTCCTTATAGTTTCACATTTACTTGTGCGGATGATGGCAATGCTACTGAGCATTCTTATCCTCGTAAGGGTGACAGTAATTATCGTGAAACAATGGAAGTCACCAACGTCGCTGGAGATGTTATCACGGTTAATGTTGGTGGAACCGGTGGTGGTGGGTTACACACATTTGTAAGTGCATCAGATGCTGCCGTTGCTAAGACAACTTATAATTCTCAGGGTCAAAGAGCAAGAGAACAATTACAAGCTAACAGAACATTCCTCCAAGAAGAGGTAATGGCCTTCCTCGATACGCAATACTTTGTCTTTGATGGCGATAAGTGTTCAAGAGACACAGGATATATTCTTGAAGCTGTCAGACGTGACGTATCTACTGGGTCGAATTATAATTCGGTCTATGCTGGTCTTGCATATCGTGCAGGAACTACCAGTGGAGATTATGTCATTTCAGACCAACTTCCACAAACCGTTGCTGCAATAGGTTATCTGAAAGATGAAATTGCAAGCAGAGTAACTGGTTCAGAGTTGACTGCCGCTAATGCAGGATTCGATGAGATTATCGATATCTTGAGTAATGGTACAGGAAATGCAGATACCTTGAATTTTGGAACTGCAACTGTTGGTATTACTGGTCAAAACGGCAGATTACATTTACAAGCAAATAAGACATTCTTGCAAGAAGAAGCAATTGCGTACATTGCACAAGAATTCCCCGGCTTTGTTTATGATCAAGCCAAGTGCAGAAGAGATATTGGTTATCTAGTAGATGCAATTTCTTTCGATATTTCTCATGGGTCTAATACCTCTGCAATCAATTTTGCTAGATTGTATTTCGATAAGGGTATTAGTACACTGCCTGAAAATCAAAAGGCTAAGACCGCAGAGGTTTATGAACACCTTGCAAATGTTGCTTCTAATATTGTACAAGCAATTGGTGTTACACCCACCACAGGCAATGCACAAAGTCAAGATATTGCAAATGCCGATGCTGGAATTGAAATTGCTAAGAGAACATATGATCTGATGGATCTTACTGCTAAGGTGATCAGAGAGGATACTCTTGATTGGTTGCCAACAGCAATTGAACCCGGTTACAACACCGTGGCTCAGATGACAGCATCTAATACAATTGATGGAATTACAGAATCACTTCAGGGTGGTGTAATTAAGTACCTCAGAGAATTCCACAACGGTCTTCCTTATAATAAAGAAAAGTGCTACAGAGATGTCGGTCTCATTACCGATGCAATTTCTAAGGATATCGAATACGGTGGAAATGCATCCACAATCGAAGCTGCAAAATATTACTTCACGGTCGATGAAAGACTTGCATCTTCTTATGAAGAACTCAGAACCAAGAACGTTCTTTCTATTCCAGTAACAGGTCAGTTCTCTGTGCTGGATGATCTGGCTGCAGTATCTGGTCTTAGAGAGGCTACAAATATTCTGCCTCAAGAACAGCGTATTCCTACCAAGAGAGCGTTCGAACATCTGGCTGCAACCGCGGCCTCTATCGTTCAAGAAGTTGCAGTAACACCTACCACAGGTAATGCTCAAGTACAGGACGTATCTGGTACAGCCGCAGATGCTGCTACAGGTACAGCAGTGGCAAACCTGTTTAATATTATTTCTGGTGTTGTCGATGATAATGATCTCGACAATCTGACCACTACCGAAGTCAAGCCACTTGCTGATCCTAATAGAACAGTTGCTCGTCAGCAGATCCAAATGAACAAAGAGTTCATTATTGATGAGGTTGTTGCTTATCTCAACGATGAGTTCTTCACCTTTGACGGTGAGAAATGTAAGAGAGATTTGGGCCTGATCATAGATGCAGTAAGACGAGACGTACTGACTGGTTCTGATTTCAATTCAAACTTTAACGGTCAGGCTTATAGGTCTGGAACTGTAGGTTCGAATTTGGTCATTGATGAACAGCTCACAGAAACCGTTTCTGCTATCAGATATGCAAAAGACCTTTGCGTGAATTCGATCGTCGATCCTGCTACGGCAACAATTGCTGCAGCAAGATTCGACAAGATTATCGATATCATGGGTAATGGTACTGCATATTCTAACGTAATTGAATACGGTTTTGATTCTGTCACGGCTGAAAGAATTAATGCAAGATCACAGTTACAGCTCAATAGAGCGTTCATCCAGGCAGAAATAACTGCATGGATTGCACTGAATTACGGATCACTCACATATGATGTTGCTAAGTGTGAAAGAGACGTTGGCTATCTGGTAGATTCTGTGTCTTGGGATATTCAACACGGTGGTAATACAGCTTCGAGAAATAATGCAACACTGTATTTTGAGAATGCTGTAAGCACTCTACCTGAAGATCAACGTGCTCCTACTGCAGCCGCATTTGTTCACCTTGCTGCAGTTGCTAGATTAATTGCTAATGGTGATCCTGTCACACCTACAACTGGTAATGCCCAGACACAGAATACTGCTTCTGGTAACTCCGGTGGACCAATTGCAAGTGTTGTAGAGTCTCTATTCACAATTGTCGCAAATGCAATTCAGCAAAATGGAATCGACGGATTACCTGCTCTTGAAGAGCCTATTGTAACTGCTTATAATCCAGAATTGCAAGCCGCATATAATTCTATGGGCACAGCAAAGATAACTGCCCAAGACGGCGTATTGCAACACCTTTCTACTTACTTCAATACTCTTTACTACAATGAAGATAAGTGCAGAAGAGATACCGGCTACATTATCGATGCCGTATCACACGATATTCAATACGGTGGTAATGCTGCTACTGTAAATGCTGCTCACAACTACTTCCAAAATGCTGTAAGTACATTGCCTCTCAATCAGAGAGAACCTACCAGAAAGGCATTCTTACGCTTGGGTATGGTGATGAATCATATTACCCGCGAGATGGAAGTAACACCGACTGTTGGAAACACACAGACTCAATTCTATAACCATGTTGCTGCAAATCCTGCAACAGGCATGTTGGTTGAAGATCTGGTTAAGATTGTTGCTAATTCGGTTGATGATGCAACTCCGGCAACTACAGCAATTCCTGCAATTGTTGAACCTTCTCAGACATGGGTTTCTGGCAATTACACCAGTGCTGTAGATGTGATAGAGAGTTCTTCTAAGACATGGGCAGACGGTGTGATCAGTCACATTAGTACCACTTACAACGGATTGAGCTTCCCACGAGGTAAGTGCAGAAGAGATGTTGGATATCTTGTTGATGCCGTTTCTCACGATGTTCAATACGGTGGAAACTATGCTAGTAGAATTGCGGCAGGAATTTATTTTGAGAATGGAATTTCTGTACTCCCAGCAGACACTAGAGTACAAACCGCTGACATTTATAATTTCCTAGGTGTTCTATTGGCTGGTGTTGTGCAAGAGACTGATGTTTCTAATACTACACTAACAGATACAGCACAAGATACAAGTGGTACTCCTGCTACTCTAACCGAAGGTACAAGAGTTGCAGAGTTGATATCGATAGTAGAAACCGTAATTAGAGATGACGATTTAGATGCTCTGCCAATTATGGAAGAGCCAGATACATCTTGGGTTGCGGCAGATCTCATTGCAACAGCAGAGATGATCGATGACAATACCGAAGAGCTGTCAATTGATCTGGTCGAATTCTTAAGAAGAGAATTTGATGTTCTGGATTACAACCGAGATAAGTGTCGACGAGACACTGGATATCTACTTGATGCATTTAGCTATGATCTGAACTATGGAGGTAATACTGCATCTCGCTGGAATGCTGACTTCTACTTCTGGAATCAGATTTACAGAATCCCAGAAGATCAGAGAGTACCTACTGCTAGATCTTATCAGCAACTCGGTCGAATCTGTAAAGATGTTGTCCTTGGTAAATACCCAGGTCAGGTCGTCAAGAGTGGAACTGGAACCGAGGTAGAATCTAAAAAGGTTCAGGACCTTGCAAACATCTTCTACCTGACTCAAATAAATAACGATACAACATATCTACCCGTAAAAGAAGAGCCAGATTATAGCTGGATTCCAGATATTGTATCTGATGTGTCATCGATTCTGGAGTTTAATAAGATTGATCTAGCTTTCGATACAGTAAGATATGTAAATGCGACATATAAATACATTGATATTAATCTCACACGTAGAGATGGTTTGAATTTGTTGAAGGCCATTGAGCAAGACTTTAAGACGCTCAACCCACAGGGGCCACCTGCTTCAGATGATTACCTAGAGAACGGAGATAGACAAAGAACCAGAGCATATACAGCTGCATTGTTTGATTTCAATGGTAATCAGGCATTCCCTGTATTCAATGCTACAACACCTGGTTTGAGGTATCAAAGTTCTGTACAAAGAAGTGCTGGTGATGCAACTGATGTTGATGGTGCAATCCCTCTGGCAGACCGCAAACCATATTATGCATATATTGTGGCAACAGACTTGAATACAAGTTTCTACGCTGGAGATATATACTATTGGGATGGAACACAATGGATATTTGATGGGCCAAACAATACCGATCTACTAGATGCCTTTACTGGTGCTTGGGAGAGAATGAGAGATTATCTAGTTACTCTTTCACCAGATGCAGATCACACTGCAATGATTAATGGCTTGATCGATGATTGTTTGATCGATAACGTACTAAGACCAGAAACATTGACATTCGGGTCTCTAGTTGAATCGATTGCTCACCAGTTTAACGGTGCCTCTGCTGGTGTAAACAGAAACGCACTTCCATTGAACTTCCGAAACCTTGGTCTGCCAATCTCGGCACTGGCCTCGGTTCTCTCAGAAGATGGAGGACGTGTGAGATGGTCTGGTGCTGATGAATTGAATAACCAGTACTTTGCAAGGGCTTTGAGAATCAACGGTAGAACAGGAAGAATTGAAGGTAGACCATTTACCTCATCGGTAAGAAAACTTGCAAGAAGAGCTTCTAACAGCAGAGCTTCAGTATAAAGGATAGAGAAATAAATGTCATATACAACTAAAATAGATCCAGTAGACGGTACTACGATTATCGTTACTACCCAGGCTCCGGATGCACTACCAATTGGAAAGACCCTGGAGTTGAGTACAGAATGGCAGGTACTTATTGATGTTCCAAAATTTGAAGTTCCTGAGCTTGTATTCGGTGGTTCTACCACTATCGAACCTGGAATTGGTGAGGTAATTTCTCCTCTCATTGTTGCAAATAAAACAAGTAATACTGTTGCAATTGATGTGAGAACGCACCGATTCATAGAGCCGGTGCCAGGCCAAGGAAATGAATTTTATCTTATTAGAAACCTTAGGATACCTGCTTATGATACCATACCAATTCCGCTTAATGGACAGTTTTTTGCTACAGGTGACACATTAGAGGCCAAGGCCAGTGCAAACTTAGCAATTGACTCAACTATATCATATACCTTAGGACAAGCGGAAGAGTACGATGTCGACTAGATTTAGATCCATTGGCTCCAAGACCATTACTCTTGGGCAGGGAATACCACAACAGTTTCCCATTCAATTAGATCCAGCCCCATTTGAGGGTGCCATTGTTTATGCAGATAATGGTACAATTAAACTCTCGAATGGTACGGCGTGGGTTGATGTTGGAGCAGGGCCTCAAGGTGTCCAAGGTTTTACAGGTACCCAAGGTGTCCAAGGTATCCAAGGTGAGTATGGGCCAGGATTTACAATCATCGGTTCGGTACCAGATGTAGACGCAGGTGGTGATCCACAAGCAACTTTAAATGCAGCATTCCCCAGTCCAAATATAGGTGAAGGTGTCATCGATGATACCGACGACGAGCTTTGGATTTGGGATGGTACCAATTGGATTAATATCGGTTCATTCCGTGGTGTTCAAGGTCTTCAAGGCACTCAGGGTGTTCAAGGTCTTCAAGGCACACTCGGAGAAAAAGGTATTCAAGGTACCCGTGGTTATAGAGGACCACAGGGAACCCAAGGTACTCAAGGTTTCCAAGGTGTTCAAGGCTTCCAAGGCAATCAGGGCATACAAGGTGTCCAAGGGCCTCAGGCCTCACAGGGTACCCAAGGTATTCAAGGTAATCAAGGACTTCAGGGTCTTCAAGGTGTTCAAGGACCGCAAGCTTCACAAGGAACTCAAGGCTTCCAAGGCAATCAAGGGATGCAGGGTTTCAACGGTGATGATGCTGGATCGGTATATGAATATCGACTACTAAATTCTAATATTGAGGCTGACCCAGGTAGTGGTCAGATGATTTGGAATTTACCTAGCAACCCAACCGATACTTTCTCCACAACTACAAGAATTTGGATTGACGATGAAGCCTTCTATGGCGTAAACATGGAAGGAATTTATTCGGCAATCGCAGCAGCAGACTCTGTTAATAAAGCCTACATGAAGGTAACAAAGCGTGGGCAACCAGATGATTATGTTGTATTTACTATTCAGGCAATTTCTGATAGTACCGGTTACTGGCAATTAGATGTAACATTTATAGCCGGTAATGCAATCAGAGAGAATTTCGTTGAAGAAACATCACCTGGTGTTTTTACTTCTTATCCTCTACTCGTAGATTTTTCTATCAGTGGTGATAAGGGAATTCAAGGTGATCAAGGCACCCAAGGTTTCCAAGGACTACAAGGACCTCAAGGTCCACAAGGAATGCAGGGAACACAAGGTGTTCAAGGTGTCCAAGGCCCACAAGGGCTTACCGGTAATCAAGGTACCGTTGGTGCTTACGGCGGTGTAACATTTAGATACGAGTATAATGCTCTCGATGTAACTAATACAGACCCCACACCCGGATTCTTAAAGGGTGATAATGCAATATTAGGTAATGCTACTGAATTATACATTGACGTCACTGATGCTGATGGTGTTACCATTAGTGCAATGCTTGCAGATTTCTATGCGTCTTCAAATCCAAATAGTAAGGGCTATTTGAAACTGGCAGATGCATCCAACGTCTATAATTATGCTCTCTTTGAGGTGACAGGTGGTAACCTTGTAGGTACTGCTGGAACTGGATATCACGCAGTAGCAGTAAATAGTCTTGTTACAGGTCAAACCTATTCTAACGGTACAGATTTCCGAATCTCATTTATAAGAACTGGTGATCAAGGCATACAGGGCAATCAAGGTACTCAGGGTATTCAAGGTTTCCAAGGTTCACAGGGTACTCAAGGCTTCCAAGGATCTCAAGGGACTCAGGGTATCCAAGGTGTTCAAGGACCACAAGGTCTTCAAGGTACTCAAGGTTTCCAAGGAACACAAGGCACACAGGGCATTCAAGGATTACAGGGTGTACAAGGTTCCGTTGGTGATTTCGGTGGCCTTACATTTGATTATACATTCGATTCTGCGACCACTGATGCAGATCCTGGTCAAGGTAATTTAAGGTTTGATAATGCTGCATTTGATTCAGCAACTAAAATGTATATCGATGACCTCGATGATGCAGCTAATGATCTTTCTCCACTCTTCACGGAACTTGACATTAATGCAAGTGGTGTAAAAGGCCTGTTTAGAATTATTAATGCAGCCGATGTTACCGAGTTTGCTACATTCAATTATACAGAAATCACAGATTCTACCGGTTATCATACCTTTGATGTAGCCCACATTGCTGGTGTAACCTCGTTCACAAATGGCGCAGATATTAGAATTACATTTGTTCGAACTGGAGACCCAGGCCCTCAGGGTGCTCAAGGTTCTCAAGGACCTCAGGGTACCCAAGGTTTCCAAGGTGTTCAAGGGCTACAAGGTATCCAAGGCACACAGGGCATCCAAGGCACACAGGGCATCCAAGGTATGCAAGGTACCGTAGGAGATCACGGTGGACTTTCTTGGAATTATCTCTTTGATTCAAATACAAGTTCTGGATCGGCCCCAGTTGCAAATAGCTGGAAGATTGATAACTCCAATATAACGCTTGCAACGAAGCTTGTCATCGATGATATTCCAGATGATGCATACAGCAACGAATTAGATGACTTCTTTACCTATCTTGGTGCAATACCCGGTTCTCCAAAGGGTCATATTCTTATTGAGAGCACAGCGGATAACGATGGACCTGCAGGTCATCACTTTGTTGTCTACGAGTTTACTGCATTTAACTGGGATAGTGCATCTGAATTATACGGTATCTTTGATGTAAACTACATTGCATCAGGAGCTGTAACAAGTAATAACTGGAATAACGTAGAGTCCGATCACGGCCCAGATACACTGGTTCACTTTATTCCGGCTGGACCACAAGGTACTCAGGGACCACAAGGTACTCAAGGATTTACTGGTATTCAAGGTGGTGCAGGTGCCTCCGGTGGTGTAACATTCGAATATGAGTTCGATACAGATACTGGCACTTCTCTCTTAGGTGCACCTGGATTATTGAAGTTCAACAATGCTTCTCTATCTTCAGCCACTGAAATGAGAATCAGTGATACTACTCAGAATGGTGCAAACCTTGATACACTTCTGAATAATTATATTCTGAACAACCCAGGGCCCATCAAAGGCTTTTATAAGATCATTTCAATTAATGATCCTACGAAATATGTTGTTTATTCTATTACTGGTGGATCAAGCACTCTCACACAATTTGTAATAAACAGTACATATGTTACAGCCTCTACCGGTGCTGATGCTACATATTTTGGAAACAACCCAGCGCTATTCATTACCTTCAGTAGAAATGGAGATGACGGGCCACAAGGTGTTCAAGGTTATCAAGGTACTCAGGGCATTCAAGGTATTCAAGGTATTCCCGGCCAAGGCACACAAGGTTTCCAAGGTACTCAGGGTATTCAAGGTGGTCAAGGTGATCAGGGTGAAGCTGGTGCCTTCGGCGGTGTAACATTTGACTATACATTCAGAACTGATACGAATCTAACTTCGGTCGCCCCCGGCGAAATAGAGCTCAACAATGCAGCTGCAAATATTGCCACACAGATGGCAATTCACCACAGGGACGATAACTTTATTGATATCAGTCAATATTTAGCTACGATTGATGATTCTACAAGCCCCATTAAAGGACACTTTAGAATCTCAGAAGTAGGTACACCATCTAATTTCGTTCTCTTCACAATAAGTTCGATGACCGTTGGTGGTAGCTTCAATACCATAACCTGTTCATATGTTGACGGGTCTCTTGGTTCCGGCACATTTACAGACCAGGCAGATGTTGTAATTACATTTGCTCGAACAGGTGATCAAGGGCCTCCTGGTGCTCAAGGAGCTCAAGGACCTCAGGGTACCCAAGGTTTCCAAGGTAACCAAGGTATTGCTGGAGACGGTAATCAAGGTACTCAGGGACCTCAAGGTTTCCAAGGTACCCAAGGCTTTACTGGTGGCCCAGGTGACGAAGGGCCACAAGGACCACAAGGCCCTCAAGGATTCCAAGGTATTCAAGGTTTTGAAGGTAGCCAAGGGCCTTCGGGTGCTGGTTCTCAAGGCCCACAGGGAATGCAAGGAATGCAGGGTGTTCAAGGCTTTGTAGGATCTGGTGGTGATGGTAACCAAGGACCTCAAGGTTTCCAAGGAATGCAGGGAACACAAGGGGTTCAAGGTTTCCAAGGTATTTCTGGTGGTGATGGACAACCAGGTGGCCCAGGTTCTCAAGGACCTCAGGGCACCCAAGGTATCCAAGGTACTCAAGGTATCAGTGGTGATGGAGGCGATGGATCACAGGGTGCTCAGGGACCACAAGGTTTCCAAGGTATTCAAGGTATTCAAGGTATTACTGCGTCAGGTGGTGTAGGGCCGCAGGGACCACAAGGTACTCAAGGTGTTCAAGGTATACAAGGATTTGGCCAAGAAGGTGGTCAGGGTACTCAGGGTTTACAAGGACTACAAGGTATACAGGGGCCCCTTGGTACTGCAAGTACCGGCGCACAAGGTATGCAGGGTACTCAGGGCTGGGAGGGCCCTCAGGGTTCTATAGGGATCGGTGATCCCGGTACACAAGGCCCTCAGGGTATTCAAGGTATCCAAGGTTCACAAGGTATTACAGGCTCCGGTGCAGATGGTTCTCAAGGCTTCCAAGGGACACAAGGTACCCAAGGCTTTACGGGTGCTCAAGGTAATCAAGGTTTTACCGGAGCAGGAGATGTTGGAGCTCAAGGTGCTCAAGGCCCTCAAGGTACTATTGGTCTCACTGGCTCACAGGGTGCTCAAGGATTTGAAGGCGCAGGTGATGAAGGCGCTCAGGGACCACAAGGTACTCAGGGCATACAAGGTGACTTTGGACCACAAGGTACTACTGGTGCGGGTGCTCAGGGTGCTATTGGTTTCCAAGGATTCACTGGTTTCCAAGGTACTCAGGGCTTTACAGGTAGTGCAGGTGCTTCAACATCTATTGATGTACAAGATGTTCATACCTCTGGTCTTCAAAGTACCGACCTACTCGTAACCTTTGTTCAAGGCGGAACCGGTAATAGACCTTTGTATGCTACACTGACACCCAACCCAGCACCAAGTGCCGGTGCTCAGAATTTCCTATACAGAGCTGACCAAGATAAACTATCAGTAGAGAATATCTTTGTTGGAGGCACAATTACTCAAGATACTGGTGCTTCATGGACTGCTTCAGATGGTACTTTAAATATAACCGGAAGTCTTGAAGCTTCAAATGATTTGATTACAGCTTCTGATGCAAGATATAAAGAAAATGTTATTGATATCGAAAATGCCCTAAGCAAGGTCTTGGCAATGAGAGGTGTCAATTATAACATGATAGGTGATGATACACAGAAAATTGGTTTGATCGCACAAGAAGTGCAAGAGGTCATACCAGAAGTTGTATCTAATAATAATGATAGACTTGGGGTTTCATACGGTAATATAGTCGCACTATTGATCGAAGCCATTAAGGAGCAACAGGCACAGCTTGACGATTTGAGAGGTAAGTAAATAATGGCTCTACAGACTAGTGGCGCGATTAGTATCAATGATTTAAGAAATGAATTTGGTCTCGGCGGAACTCGAGGCCTTAATTCATTTTATGCTGATTCTTCAGACCCTTGGATCGGTACAATTCCCACCAGCGGCACCATTGCCATGAATGATTTCTATGGTTCTAGTGTTAGAACTGCACGGCTGGGAAGGCCGGGGTTTGGTGACGCAGCAACTTCTACTGGTTATCTTAATCGCAGAATAGGATGGTCGCGACAAGATGGAAGCCAATTCTATCTTTATGAATATGGTAGTACGAATGCAGCATTCGGTAGTATTACGAGATCCACAAGCTTATCTACTACTGCACAGCTTGGTGGTATTTGGATAACTCAATATTGGTACGGTTCCGGCCCGTCCCGGCCGATCTTTAGTATCTCCCATAGAAGTAGCTCGGACAGTGGATGGACTACCGTACGGTTAAAAGGACCTTCATTTCCTAGCGGTGGCCAGGTGCAATTCTCACTTAACAGAACATCGAGATATACTTTTGCCCGACACTCATACGGTACTACTGAACAAAGAAATTATTATGCTTGGCGATATGTTTGGTGGCAGAGTAGCGGCATGAGCTCTTTACTCACTTCTATTGCTAATTTGTTTGTATATTGCAGAATATATAATAGATCCCTTTATGTAAAATTTGAATGAGGCTATAGATGATTACTTACAAAATATTAAGAGTGAATACCGCAACTCAAACTGTTCAGATTCGTTATTCGAAAGATAACTATGATGATTTCTATGCGCAATACACTTACGATATTCCTTTCACCGAAGAAAAATTGCACCAATTGGCAAAAACTCAAATAGAGGAAGCAGCACATCATTGGCAATTGGCTGATGATGCACAAGATTTTCAAATAGAACAGGATACAGGTGTAGTCAAGGATAGAATTTATGAAGCCACACCTGATTATGATCACCTAACACATACAATAGAACCTGTTATTACGGAAACGGAAACCACCGAAACATACGGCTACAGGGTAGTAGAGTTAAGCTCTGATCAAAAGGCATTTAATATTAGAAATCAGAGAGATGGTTTTCTTTTTGAAACTGATATCTATGCACTTTCTGATAGAACAATGTCAGATGAGATGATTGCTTATCGACAAGGATTAAGAGATATGACAGATCAAGAAGGGTTTCCCGATAACGTTATTTGGCCGGTTCGTCCGATAGATTAAAATGAGCTCCCTTAAGTTTTATGTCTTAACATGCAGGAATTTATTTGCCTTAAAAAGACATGAAAAAACTATTCCAAAAGAAGATTTGTGTATTATCATTAATACACAAAATTCTACCTACGAAGCTGAAGCAGTTTCTTATTGCCAAACTGCTGGAATCGAATATCACGTAACTGCCAGTGACGGTACTGCTGCTACTGGTAAAAACTTTTTCTGCGACATATTCGAAGCCTCTACCAATGATTATGCTGTTTTAATTGACGGTGATGATTTCATCACACCACATGGTGTATGGACATATAAGCAGGTTGCGGCAATGCCCACACCACCGGATGTTGTAGCACTTGAATATCAATATGCATTCTATAGGGCTTGGGGTTATACTCCAGTTATTCCAGCACAGGTAGAAGATTGGAGCATATATGACCCGGATCGTGTACCAGCATGGGGTACACGATGTTTCACTAAACCAAAAGTTTGGTGGGAAGAAGCACTGTCAGGAGATCTCATTAAAGTTGGAGAAAATGAACCAGACGATTTTTCTCAAACTCTCCATGACATTCATAAAGCATGGGCAATTCACTGTCACAAATATATCAATGAATGGGAAACACATTGTAGGCTGGTATTTTTCTCTAAGAAGGCTGTCGATGGCTTCAGATTCGATAATCAATACAGGGTGGGCGAAGATACATTAATGTATTTTGAATTAAAACATGCACACATGCAGGGTAATCTTGTAATGAAACACCTATTCGATAGATATCCTACTTATGTGTATGACACAAGAATAGGTGGTGTGGTAGAAGAAGCCAGAGATGAAGCCGGTACTGATCGTGGCTTTGTTCAATGGCTTACACTTCTAGTTCAAGGTTATGATGAATTGGAATTGGCTGGTAAAATGCACGAAGAAAAATTGCCAGAATTAAAGGTACACACTTACACTGCACCAGAAGATACTTTTAATGCAGATGACTGGGATATAATTTGGCCAGAAGGTTACAGACCAGATGTAATGGGTCTCGTTAACTATCCAGGTAAAAGATTCATCAAACTATAATCCTCCTAGTCTTTCAGTTCCTTTATTCTAGTAATTATAAATACACTAAAAAGGAATTGTCATGTCCTCAAGAGCAAATATTTACATTGATCAAGCAGCAGACTTTCGTGTCAGCCTCGAGTTATTCGATGCAGATGACGACGAGCTGGTGATCGATAGCTATAATTTCTTTGCAAGTATGAGAAAAACCTACGGTACTACTAAAATATGTGATTTCGATGTTGAAAAGAATGGTAATGATATAACCTTGGTGCTTGCAGATGAACTTACAAAAACTCTCAAGCCCGGTAAATATCAGTATGATGTATTGATGGAAAAGCCAACCGGTGAGATCTCAAAGATTGCGGAAGGTCTTGCAATCGTGGTGGACACAATAACAGACACAACAACATACACACCCAGTTCAACCAATACACCTCCTACTGGAGATGGTGTGGCTGATGGTGGATCATTCTAATATAGAGGAATACGTAGATGGCTTTCATAACGATTCTACACAAAAGAAGCAATGTAGAAGATAGACGCCCGACGACAGAGGATTTATTTGAGGGCGAACTTGCACTCAACACTTTTGACGGAAAATTATTTTTTAAGACTGTTAAAAATGGGGTAGAGAATGTCATCGAAATTGGTGAGAATTTTGATGGTCAATATTCTAATCTTACAGGTGCACCTACATTATTGAGTTCATTCACCAATGACCCTGGTTATATTACAGATTACACAGTCACACTTGCGGATGTAACACAACACGAATCCGGCATCACGATCACAGAATCACAGATCAGTGATCTACAAAATTACCTCACGGCTGTTTCTTTTGGACAAGTTACTGACAAGCCTACTACATTGGCAGGATATGGAATTACAGATGCAGCCACAGCTGCACAGGGTGCTCTAGCAGATACTGCACTTCAACCAGGTAGAAATATTAGCACATTGCAAAACAATGTAGGATATCTCACCTCGGTTTCGAATACAGACGTTACTCAACACCAGACAGATATTATCATCACGGAATCTCAAATTAGTGATTTACGACCATATCTCTTATCTGTATCGAGCAGTGACGTTACTCAACATCAAGCTGATCTTCAGCTAACACAGTCTCAGATTACTGATTTCTATGTATCAAATAACGATGTAACACAACATCAGTCGGAGATTCGAATTACTGAATCTCAAATTACAGACTTAAAGACATATGCCACTGCTGATAATGCAATGAATTTTACCAATAAGACTGGTAATATTACACAGTGGACCAATGATGCCAATTATATCACAAATGCTCAAGAAATCAATGATCTAACTGCAAATGTTACTTGGACCACGGTACCGGATCCTTACATATCTCAGTCTGCTGTCGTACAGCATGAACGTCAATTAATTATCTTTGAGAATCAGATTGGTGATTTACAGGATTATCTGACAGCAGTTTCTAATACTGATGTAACTCAACATCAATCTGATATTCGATTAAATCAGTCTCAAATCGTTGATTTTGCTGTAACCAATACAGACGTTACTCAACACCAAACGGACATTAGAATCACTGAGTCTCAGATTACAGATTTACAAGCATATCTGACTTCTGAAACGACAACATCACTGGTTGCAAATACTGTAAGTCAAGAATTACTCTTCACAGATGAAACCGGTGCAGTCAATTCAGTTGATCTAAGTTGGGCTGTAGATGATACAAATCTTGCAAGATTGGTTTCGGGTACATTAGATGCCAATACAGGTATTGCTACATTTACAAGAGATGATGCCAGCACATTCACGGTTAATTTCAATCCGTTATTCGATGATACCAATTTGACCAGAATTAATGCTGCTTCTTTCGATACAGCAAATGGTGTATTGACTCTTACAAGAACTGATGCCACAGAAGTTACCGTAGACCTCGATGGAAGATTTTTGACAGAGGTTACAAATACAGCAGTAACAGCTCATCAGTCTGATCTTCAAATTACCGAATCTCAGATTACAGACCTGCAAGCTTATATCACAGATTACACGGTCACGGTTGGTGATGTAACTCAACACCAAGGTGCTCTTCAGATTCTAGAGTCACAGGTCGTTGGTCTTGGGCCATATGCTCCATTATCTAATGGTGTGGTACCAGATGCTAATATTTCAAACACATCGATCATTCAGCACCAATCGGAACTGACAATTACAGAAAGTCAGATTTCAGATTTGGGTTCTTATCTCACTGCTGAGGCAGATACGCTGGACGATGTAATTGGTAGGGGTGCAACCACAACCACTACGGCTGTGATCCCATTCCTTTATGCTAATCAAGCAGCATTCCCTGACGCATCTACATATCACGGTGCAATTGCTCACAGTCATGCCGATGGTGCAATGTATTTTGCTCATAGCGGCTCTTGGAATTTGTTGGCGAATGACACATCTAATCGTAGGGTTGATATCGGCCGAGACAGAGACGATAGTTTTGCAAGGTCATTGAATGTAACCGGTCCTATTACATGGGCTGGAAGTCTTGATACCATGGTTGGTCGTGGTGTTACTGGTGCAACAACCTATACGGATAGATTCTCAATTAAGCATAGTATTACTGGTGCTACTGACGATATCCAAATTGAACTTGTCCCAGGCAATGGTGCTGGTGGTAGAGGCAGTGTGGGTGTTATTGGTGGTTTGAAGGTCACAGACGAGATCGAAACTGCTTCAACCTTAAATCTAACTCCATTATCTGCTGCACCTTCAAGTCCGGTGGCAGGAATGTTTGCTGTTGCGGATTATACTAACTGGGATCCGGCATCATCATCTACACCAAGGCCATATCCAGTATTTTATGATGGAGCGGTCTGGAATCCGCTGTATTAAGATCAGGCTAAAACCATAAATAGCTCAGGTACTTCTATGACTAAAGCTATATAAGAATAACAGGACATAAGGGATGAGCATCAAGATAAAGGTTGGCGGATCTAAATCGATTCGATCTGTACCTAAACAAGATTCGACTCGTACAGTTGTTGCCGCAGGTGAGAAAAAGCCTGTAATTACCCCAGATTCTATCGCCCTTGGTGTAGATACTGTTGGTGCTTATGTTCGTAGCATCCAAGAAGGTATTGGGCTTGATGTAACTCTTAATAATAGAGAAGATGCAGAAGTAACGATTTCACACGAAATCACAACTGCCGAAGTTAGTTCCAATAATTCGATTTTAGGGTTCACACGAAATGTAGATATTGATCAGTTTGGTCATGTCACTGCGTTCTACAATTCTTCACTCAATCCTGATAATTTTACCTCTGATGGTACCATCATTACTGCCAAAGATATCGTCTTTGGTAATACTGCCATCACAATCGGTGAATCTACTGATACAATAGAAGGTCTATCGTCATTTAATGTGGGTAATCTTACACTCACTGGTAGTACGATTTCATCTCCAGCGACAATCAATTTCAATTCAAATACATCGCTGATTAATGTCGGTGGAGCAACCATCACTGGTCTCGGTACACCTACAGGGCCGTCTGATGCAGTAACAGTAGACTACTTAAGCAATTCTCTTACGACTGTACCAGATCCAGTAGACCCCACCGACGCTGCAAATAAGAGATACGTAGATCTTCAAAGAGATAATATTCTTTCTAGGATGACTGCTCTTGCAGCAACCACTGCTGATCTGGGTTCGAACTACACGTTCTCGGGTAATACAATTACTAGAATACCCGGGCCGAGTTTTCAGATTGATGCTGTAACCGTATGGGAAGTTGGTGACGGTCTCTTAGTAAAAGATCAGAATGACCCTACACAAAATGGTCACTACCAGTTAACACAGAAAGGTGATGCTACAACACCTTGGATCTTAGAGAGATCGACACTCACAAATGAATCTGGTGAGATTGCTGGCAATGCAGTATTTGTAACCGATGGTTTTGCTAATAAGCATACAGGGTGGGTTGCAACTGTAGAGGATGATGAGAGGTTTATTCTAGGTACGGATGATATCACCTATGTTCAATTCCAAGGTGAGGGTCTTTATACAGCTGGTCGAGGGCTTACACTACTCAATAATACAGAATTTGAGGTCGACCATACCCAAACCTTCTCTACTATTAATGGTCTTGGTGATAATCTGATTATATCATCTACTTTGGTAGATGTCAATAGTAATGGCGGATTAATTTTACCAGTTGGTACAACACTTCAGAGACCAACACCACAGCAAGGAATGATTCGGTATAATACTACCGATTCCAGATTTGAAGCATATAATGGTGTTACATGGTCTGGGTTAGGTGGTGTAGTTGATGCTGACCAAGACACATACATTCGAGCAGAAACTTCTGCTGGTGCTGATGGTGATGACCTTGAGTTCTTTACTGCAAATGTTCGTAGATTAACCATTGATGATCAAGGTGATTTAAAATACGGTGTTGCCAGTAACCGATTTACAGTAGATTTTAATACTGGTGATGCAATATTCAAAGGTGCTGTAGATTTTCAGGCCAGATCAGCAATAACAATTCCTCGTGGATTCACGATAGAAAGACCAAGCACTCCTGTTGCTGGTATGATTCGCTTCAATGATACCACGGATTCTTTCGAGGGATACAATGGAAATAACTGGGGTACCCTAGGTGGTCTGGTAGATTCTGACCAAGACACCTATATTCGGGTAGAAGCTTCACCCGGCACAGATAATGATGATATCGAATTCTATACTCGAGGCACAAGAAGGTTAACAATTGACCAAGACGGCAATATCAATATTGGTGCCGCAAGCAACAAAATAACAATTGATTATCTGACGGGTGATACCGTATTTGCCGGCAGTGTTGACTTTAATTCTGTAGGTGCAATTACGGTTCCAAATGGTGCAACCGTTCAAAGACCATTAACACCCGACGAAGGGATGCTTCGTTTCAATAGCACAGATGGCAGATTTGAAGGCTATGACGGCACAAACTGGGCTGGACTTGGTGGTGTTTCAGACCTAGATAATGATACCTATATCAAGGCAGAAACAAATCCCGGTGATGACAATGATCGACTTGATTTCTATACTGCTGGTGTTGAAAGAATCCGTCTTAACAGTCTCGGTAATTTCAGATTCGGTCAAAATTTTGACAAGTTCACAGTTGACTATGCTACTGGCCACGGTTCATTTGCAGGTACTCTGGATGTAGGAAATCAATTAACTGCCGCAAGTGCTGCAGTACAAGATCTCACGATTGCTAGAGTTGTCCACGTTGGTAATAACGGTGAATTGATCGACGATGATGGATTTACATTCTTCAATGATGAACTGACAGTACCAGATCTTCATGCGACTGGTGATTTAACCGTTGATGGTGATACGTCATTTGGTCAATTATCAGTTGGTGATCTCACACCAAATCGTGTTATATTTGCAGGACCAGATGGTAGATTAACAACCGACACAACACTTAGATTCAGCACCACCGGGCCTCGTATGGTGGTCAAGGGCTTCCTTGACGTAGAAAAAGATCTTACTATCGGTGGTAATTTAATTATTGGTGATGCTGCTACTGATACAGTTACAGTCGTTTCAGATTTTGATAGTAACTTGGTGCCAGATGAATTTGGTAATTACACACTCGGTACAATCGGTAAGAACTGGCATAGAGTCTTCACTCCCACAATTTTAAGTGATACTGAAATAGTCACGATTGATGGTGCTGGTGCTCTTAAACTGCCTGTAGGTACACGTGCTGAAGGACCTGATGCCTCTACCCGTCAAGCAGGTATGATTCGATTTAATTCACAGGATAATCGATTCGAAGGTTATGATGGGACACGATGGTCTGGTCTTGCAGGTTCGGTTGTAGATATTGACCAAGATACAAAGATTCTTGCTGAATCTACCTCTGATGTAGATAGACTAGAATTCTTCACTCAGGGTGTTCGAAGATTCTTCATTGAAAATGATGGAAAGATTACCACCGATAGTGGTGTCGACCTTGTCTTTGATGTATCTGGTAATATCAATGTTGGTAATAGTATTATAACAGGTTTAGCCAAACCTGTCAACCCCACAGACGCAGTTAGTAAAGAATATTTGGAAGATGATTTTACGTCGACAATGACGTTCAATCAGGAGAACGGCCCTCTCACCGGAATTACTAGAACGGTAGATGCAGTTGCTGATCCCACAATTAATCTTGTAAATGGATTAGAAATTAAGGCATTCGATACTGCCAATAACTCAATCGATCTTGGTCTTACGTCTCCAATGGCTGGTAGTACGGGGATATACGGTAATGATGGCTTTACACCAAGAATCAGAATTACCGAAGATGGTCGAATTGATTTTGCTACCGAGATTCCAGTAGAACTCCAAGCCAACGCAATTCCAGACTTTACAGAAACTGCCCGTGACATTATTGCTCTGATGCTTGAAGAAGGTATTCAGAGAGGTATTGCTGTTACCAACGATGATGCCAATGATACAATGGATTTTATCGTCGATGATTTTGATATCATATTGACAGGTGATGTTACAGGTACAGGTCGGGTTACAGCAGCGTCGAATACTACAATCAGTACGAGCTTTGATACAGTAGTTCTTGATCAACGATATCTCAACACGACTGGAGATACTGCAACAGGAAACCTTGCTGCTCCTAGATTTGTAGATTCTGGTAATACAGTATTTTATGTTGAACCGGCAGATGTTTCAAGGATTAAAGATTTACACGTTGGATATCTAAACCAGTCTGCTAGAATTGATCTTTCAGATGGTATTGGTACTGTATCCACGATCTTTGCTCTTGGTGGAAAAATAGGTTTCTTAAATAGTGCTGCAAATTGGTCTTTAAATGTCGATAAGACTACGGGGCAATTATCGGCATTTGGGGATACTCATTCATATAAATTTGTAGATTTAGATGCCCCCACATATTTCTTGCATCCAGGTGATACCGATTCTGTATTCAAGCAATTGGCACTGGATAATCAACTTGATGTTGGTTCTAATTTAACGGTTGATTCATTAGGGCTTTCTACTGTAGCAGGTGATTTGATTCTTCGGCCTCAAAGTGGCACGATAGATGCAAACACATCAATTATTTCAAATCTGTCAGACCCGATTGCAAACCTTGATGCTGTCAATAAACAATATCTTGACGGGCAATTATCAACAAGTATTAATAATCTGGTCGGCGGTGCTGGTCTTACATATAATGCCAACACCACGACATTTGATGCAAACGTCGATAATATCACATTAGAAATTGTCGGCGATATTATAAGAGTAAAAGATAGCGGTATTGCAAATGCTAAGATCGCTAATCCCTTTATATCTTTTGCAGCCGAAACAGGGAATACAGATATTGTTTCTCTGGGTGAGGTAATTACCTTTGCAGCTGGAGAGGGTATTGATACACAGGTAAGTAATAACCAGATATTGATTGCTGGAGAATTGGCAACCACCACAAATGTAGGTGTTGCTTCTTTTGCCGCAGCCAATTTTAACGTAAATTCAGGAGAGGTTACCGTCGCCGAAATAGACGGTGGTACTTTTTAAAAACTAGATCTATATAGATCGTGAAATGGAAAGGGCATTTATATGTCGACATTAATTAGGCTTCGCAGAAGTGCTGTCCCCGGCCGTGCACCGACTACTGCACAACTTGAATTGGGTGAGATCGCACTTAATACTGCTGACGGCAAAATTTATATTAAGAAATACGATGCTGTTGCAAATACAGAAAGCATCGTAGAGTTCAGCGCTGATCCTAATGATATCTTGGCGCTGATCAAAACTGTCGATGGTGCCAACTCTGGACTAGATGCAGATTTACTTGATGGTTTAGATTCTACTCAATTCCTCCGTTCAGACCAAGACGATACCTTACAGGGTAGTCTAGTTATTACTGGTGATCTTACTGTATCAGGAAATACGACATATGTCAATACAGAAACTATTAATCTTTCTGATAACATTATCACTCTTAATGCTAATCACACAGGCAGTCCGACTCAAAATGCTGGTCTCGAAGTTGAAAGAGGAACGTCAAACACAGTAACACTTCAATGGAATGAAACTGGTGATTACTGGGAAATTGCTTCTGGTGGTATCACCGGTAGAATTCTTACTACTGGAGATGAGGGTGCTGGAAACGGTTTAGATTCCGACACACTCGATGGCCAAGAAGGCACATACTACCTAGACTATAATAACTTCTTTAATGTACCCCCTGCAACACTTGACTTGACCTTAAACGGTAAAGTTACGGGTACTGCATTCTCTAATACCGGGGTGATGACCCTTACCACAGAATTAGCAAATACTGGTGTGGTACCCGGTACTTATGGAACACCTTCACAGATCCCTGTCATTACAATAGATGAAGATGGTCGTATCACCTCCGCGGGTAATACCGCTGTAGCGGGGGTTGACAATTTTACATGGGATTCTTCGAATAACCAGTTAGTGTTGACTACGGGTGATGGTTCGATCTACAACATCTACCTGAATCAATTCAAAGATATTACGGTAGAAGATCTTACAGCCAATTCGGTCAATATCACCAATCTAGGCTTCGATACACTCGATGTTGAAGGTGATATCAGCGCAAACAATATTCACGTTACTGGAACAATTGACGGTAGAGACATTGCAGCAGATGGTATTGTATTAGATGGTCTGGCTGCCGCAACCACTACACTCAATATCTCTGGTAAAGTCACAGGATCTGCGGTATCAAATAATAATGTCATTGATATCGTTACCGAACTTGCAAATACTGGTGTTGTATCAGGAACCTATGGTACATCTTCACAAATACCTATCGTCACAGTTGATGAAGACGGCCGAATTACAGCAATGTCGAATACAGCCGTTGCTGGGGTTGATGCAGTTGAGTGGTATAGTGCAAACAGTACCCTATCGATTCAGACCGGTGACGGTTCGGTTTTCAAGAATGCGATTGATCAATTCGACGAAATTACCGTTACTGGTGATATCATCGTCAATGGTACGGTTGATGGCAGAGACGTTGCATTAGATGGTGCAAAGCTTGATCGATTAGAAGAAGATTTAACTGTCACGTTAACCGGAAAGGTGACAGGAAGCGTGACATCAAACACAGGTATTGTGACAATTCCCACCGAATTAGCAAATACTGGTGTTACTGCTGGAACATACGGTTCGGCAATAAGGGTACCAATTTTCACGGTTGATGAAGACGGTCGAATTACCAGTGCGACTGATGTTTCTTCCCCTTCTGGAACCACAGTACAGAATGTCGATTGGTTGGTTGCGAATAATACCCTTCAAGTTTATTTGACAAACGGCACGCTGTTCAATACTCTGATAGATCAATTTACAGGTCTTGATGCAGATACTCTTGATGGTCTTCATGCAGCAGATATCACAGCAATTGCGGCAAACAATGTTGGAAATGGTACAATTTCCATTGAGGCAAATACTGGTCTTACTGGTAGTGGCGTATTCACACTTAACCAATACACTGATCTTTCGATTGATATTGCTCATGCTGATACATCCTCAGTCACAGATACGAACAATGCTGATGGAAATGTTTTAAGAAACATCACCTTTGATACATTCGGTCACGTTCAGACGATCAGTTCATTCGACCTCGATACCAGATATTATACCATCAATCAGTTAGATGGTGGTCAATTAGATAATCGTTATTATACTGAAACTGAATTAAATTCTGGTACATTGGATTTCAGATATTACACCGAAGTAGAATTAAATGCTGGTGCTCTTGATGGTCGATACTATACAGAAGCAGAATTAAATACCGGACAGCTAGATAGTCGTTATTACACCGAGACGGAATTAAACAACGGCCAATTAGATACCCGATACTATACTGAAACCGAATCTGATCAACGGTTTGTATTCAAGGCCGGCGATACAATGACGGGCGATTTGACTGTCACCGCAAACGTCGACATTACTGGAACACTCACGGCAGGAATCATTGATAGAGATCCCAATATCACCGTCGCTTTGTCTGGTGATATCGCTGGTTCTGGCAACACGACACTTACAAATTTACAGAATGGTACAATTAATATTGTCACTACTGTACAGCCTGATTCAGTAGCACTCGGTACAGACACTACCGGTGATTATGTCGAATCTGTTTCGAATACGGTAGGTATCATTATTACTGGAACGACTGGAGAGGGTGGTATACCGATTATTGGTCACGCTGATACCTCCAGTGTTATTAATGTATCAACCTCTGGTAAAGATATTATTTCTAGTGTTGATTTTGATCAGTTTGGTCATGTCACTGCACACACCACAAGAACTCTTGATTTCTTAACTGAGGCTGAACTAGACGCACGATATGTAAATGTCACCGGCGACACGATGACTGGTGATTTGATTGTAAATGCAAGTATAGAGCAAGATCATGCTCGATTTACAACGGAATCACTAACGACAACAAGTACCAGTCAAGTGGTTCTTTCTTCATTCAACGCCACGACTTATAATAGTGCTGAGGTTGTAATCACAGCAACACAAGGAATAAATAGACATATAACTAAATTGCTTATTGTTCACGATGGAAGTACTGCATCTGCCACGGAATTTGGTTCAATAGCTACTGGCTTCGATCTTGCATTATATGATGTATCGATCGGTAGTGGCAATGTAAGAATCAATGTTACTCCTGCTAGTACATCTTCAACAACATTCAAGGTAGTGACCACGCTGATTAAAGATTAAAATAAATAGATTAGTAAAAAATTAAACGCCTATCTGGGGAGAGTGAACCGAATGGCAAATGATAAAAAGTTTATAGCCAAAAATGGCCTATTGACTCCACAAAAAGCGATCATTGGATCGACTACCGATAACGGTGTAGATGAATTACAGGTTACCGGAACAAGTAATCTTGCCGGTGCTGTAACAATTGAAAACGCCACTGCATCTACGATATCACTTGAGGTCGAAAACACTGGTGCCGGTGGCTTTACCCCAACAGCAAATATTGCTAAATTTACTGGTGATATAGATTCACTCTCTATTCAAAATGTGATAGGTGGTTCTTATCGCATTACCAATCCGGGCAATAACAATAGAATAATTTTTTATAATAACACATCTGGCATTGATATTCAATATGCTGGATCAAGTCGTCTTGCAATAACTTCCACGGGAAATGATTTCTCTGGGTTGAATACCACTACTATCGATGGTAACAGAATTATCACGGTATTAGATCAGGCAAGTCAAGGTGGTTCATTTGACGCTGCTACTCTTGATCAATTAGACTCCACACAATTTGTTCGGTCAGATGAATCTGACACAATGAATGGTAGTTACATCATTACAGGCGACCTCACAGTCAGTGGTAATACAACCTTCATTAACACGGAACAATTACTTGTTGCAGATAACATCTTCACTCTTAACTCGGACTTCACAACTGGAAACCCGACCGAAGATGCTGGAATGGAAATCCGTAGAGGTGGTCAAGCAAATTCTTCGTTTGTTTGGGATGAAACGAATGATTATTTCAAACTAATTTCTGCTGGAACAGATCTTGGTCGTATCATCACCACTGCTGATGAGGGCCCGGGCAATGGATTTGATGCAGACACCGTCGATGGCTTGCATGGATATCAATTCTTAAGATCAGACGTCGACGATACCGCAAATGGCAATATTACAATCCTAGGTGGATTGACGGTTGGAGATGGTAACGGCCCTGCTCGAATCGATATGAACGGTTCTGGTCAGGCAAGAACAATCTACACAAATAACGGCGAGATTGGTTTCCTCAATTCTGGCTATAACTGGGCCGTTAAATCAGATGCCAATGGTGATCTTGAAGTAGAACGCGATGTTGAAGCAGGCAGAGATGTACTAGCAGATGGTGATGTTACTGCTCAAAATAATATTACTGCAACCACTGGAAATATTACTGCTACTGCTGGTTCTATCTCTGCTGCAACCACTGTAACAGCCGGTACAGATGTTATAGGTCAACGATTTGTAGATGCTGACGATAATGCTTACTATGCTGATCCGGCAAGTAATTCGATTTTTAGTGGCCTAGGGTTAGATGATAATCTTTTCCATAACGGTGATACAGATACCAGACTACGATTCGAAACCGATCACATCAAATTAGAAACTGGTGGTAACGTTCGATTCGATGTTAATAATTCAAGAGTATTGGCTTCACTCGACACATATGTCCCTAATCTTGTAGTCAATGATGCAATCATTCATAATAATGATACAGATACTCGAATTCTTTTTACCACTGACGTTGTTCAAATTGATACGGGTGGTAGCACAAGATTACAAGTAGATAATGCTGGTGTAGATATATTCGGCAATCTCGACGTTACTAATACAGCAACTGCAAATACAGTAATAGGTCTCACCTCGATGAGATCGCCGATTTACTACGATACAGATAATGATTCATATTTCGGTAACTTTGCTGGCACATCGGTGATGAATGATATCAGCATCGATGATTATATTTCTCATAATGGTGATGCTGATACATATTTCGGTTTTGTTGGCCCAGATCAAATCAGATTTGCTACGGGTAATGCACAAAGACTTTATATTAGTAATAGTCAGATTGAATCTTCGGTTTATTTCTATGCTCCAAGATTCGTTGATTTGGATAATAACAGTTATTATGTTGATCCAAACAGCACTTCTATTCTATCAACGGTTAATGTTGATGACTGGTTGCAACATATTGGTAACGAAGATACTCGCATAGGCTTCCCTGCAACTGATACGATCAATATACAGACTGATGGTTTCACAAGATTTATTGCCAATAATAGTCAGGTAACAGTAACCACCGATCTCAAAGTAGACGGTAACATTATCTCTGGTGGTGACGGCATCTTTGACGGTGACGTATACGCATCTAAATTCATCGATTCAGACGATAATAATTATTACGCAGACCCAAATGCCACATCCGTGATGAAGACAGTTGGCATCGATGACTACATCGTACATAATGGTGATTCTGATACCAAGATTGGATTCTTAATGAATGATACTCTGCAAATGGATGCAGGTGGAACGACAATTTTCATCGCGCAATCTACTGCAGCAGAATATTACGTCGACCTTTATGGTGAAGATGCCTATTTCAGAACATTCTACGATAATGACAATTCTGCTTACTTCTTGAATCCAGCCGAAACGGGCGTTTCTTTGAATGTTGCTGGTCTTGTAAGAACAGGAAACGGATCCGCAGCAGGCCCGGCCTATTCATTCGGCAGTGATACCAATACCGGCATGTATCGAAAGGGAGCCGATCAGATTGGATTCTCGGCTGGAGGTAACGAAGAGTTAGTTGTTTACAATAACAGAGTAGAGGCACCGGGTGAAGTTAGATCCCCTATCTTTTACGATTTAGCCACTCCAGCATATTATGGTGACTTTGCCTCAACATCTCAAATGAATCGTATCGATATCGATGATTATATTCGCCATCGAGGTGATACCAATACCTACATGGGATTCGATGCAGCAGATAGTTGGGGTGTTTGGGCCGGTGGCACGAAGAGATTAGGTATTGATACTGACTCAGCAGACTTTACTGTTGATGTATACGCACCTAAATTTATTGATAGCGATAATAACAGTTACTACCTCGATCCTGCTGATACAAGCACATCTGCCACATTGAATGGTAAGGTGTTAATCGGTAATGTCTCCGATGCTGCAAGATGGGATGACAACACGGGTAACGGTGGCATCTCGTTAATGAATCATGGTTCATATGCTTCGGGACAAAATACAACTGTAGGAATCAGTGGTAATTACGCTGGTGGTTATTCATTGATGTATCTCAATAGAATTGATCCTAACACAAATCCTTTCAATGCCGGCAATAGATACATTCATTTTTACCACGATGGAAATCAAGGTACAAATTTAAGTGGTGACAGTAGTGGTAATCTCTATTGGTTGATGCTAGCCGGTACATCGCAATCATACTGGACACAAGCAGGATCTACTATATTTACTATCAATGATAATGGTAATCTTGTTGTCGGGGGTAGTAGCCCAACGTATACAGACGGAGGTGACAATACACCTCTTACTGCAGCAATCAATCCTGCTAAACTGCACGTCAATGGATCTATCTACCTCAATGGTGCTAATGACGGTATTATCTTCGGTAGAGGAACTGCGTCATTCTTAAGAGATGAAGAACTAGGATTTGGGTGGGGCGGTGGTTGGTATATGACCGATGCTACCTACCTGCGTGTTCGAAATAATAAGGCTGTTTATTCTGGTGGAGATGCATATTTCAACCGTTATTATGATACAAACGCAACAAACCGCTGGATAGAACCAGGTGGTGGTGGTATCCTCGCTGGTAATTTTGAGTTTGCAGCTACAGATACTGGTACATCTTATTCGACTGCTGCTATTGAACTTCGTGAATCTAACTATACTGGTAACGGTACTGCTACT